TGTCCTGATAAGCATCAGAAGAAATTAATCCGCGCAAGTCCTGCTCAGTGAGCTTTGGAGATTGGCGGATAGTGTTCACCAAATTATTTATCTTCGGGTCTGACTTGAGGCTGATCAATTTTTCGACCGCCTCGACCCCAGCCCGGCTTTCCACCAGTTCCGAAAGGGCGGAGAATTCATCAGAATTCAAATTACGCCGCAGCCACAGGCTTGCCGCATCAATACGGTCCTGACCGTTCTCGCCAAGTTCTTTGGCGACCTCAGACATATTCGGCATCGCGTTGATCATCCCGTCAACGTACTGCTGCACACCCTTTTGGTACTGCTCATTGGTAAAGCCGTGCTCAAAGCACTGCTCTTTCCAAAAAGCAAGCAGTGGGTTCGACTCATCAGGCTCAAACGTAACGCCTTCCGGGAAAAAGTTTTCCGGGAAATCCATGGTATAGCCGTCAACCGTGTCTGGCCGCGCCGCCAGCCGATCCGCCTCGATCTTACTGCGGATTTCCGGCTCCAGCACCCTGCGCAAGTCGGCATCGCGCGCGGAAACCTTCTTCGCTGTATCTGTGTATGCGGCATACATTTTCTCCGCGTTGACCTGCCCGGTCTCGGCGTCGAAAAAATCGCCACGGTGGGCCTCTCCCAACCATTCAGGCGCTGAGACTACTTCTGCGCCAGCATTGTCCGCAGCAGAAGCGCCGCCATCATCACTATCATTGCCATCGCCTTCTTTACTCATTCATAGAACCTCGCATACGTCTTTGCTCCAATACGCCCACAAGATACCTCTGGCCCTCCAGATGGTTCAACGCACATTGGTTTTCACGAGTCATTTCCATAGGACCATAGACGATTCCGAACGTCACCGACTTCAGATAATCAAACAATTTCCGGCCATCATCCGTGCTATAAATTCGGCTCACCAGCTGGTTGATCTCTGTCTCTTCTCTTTCCGTCCTTTCAATACGGTCAACGGCTGAGGTGATCCTTCTAACCGAGGGGTCGGCGTTTATATTGTTTTTTCTTCCGATAGAACTGGCCCCACGCCCCTTATTATTGCGTCTGTCCACCTGCGGCCCCCTGTTGCATCTGTTGGGCGGCCATTTCTTTCGCCGCGTCTACAATTTGTTTCCTCTCATCGCCCGTTCGGATGATTCGTTTAGGCACATCCATAAGGTCGGCCAATTCATCTGCATACCCGAACTGATCGACTATCGCGTTCGCCATTTCTGGGCCAAGCCGCATGGTCAGCATTTCCATATAGCGGTCTATATTCCCGATCTTTTCCTGAGAGGCCATTCGCGCCAACGGCGACATCGGGATTATCTTGATTTCCCGCCCGTCGATTTTCGGGATTTCGATCAACCCCTGCTCTTTCAAAAGATACAAACATCTTTTGATGATAGCCTGTATACCTTCAGACTGTATCCGGCCAAACGGGGACGATTGGCGCCGCATATGGTTGTTTGTGCGCTGGCTCGCCTCATATGCCGACATCGGAGTGCCCTCGGGCGCGCCAAGAAAATCATCAAACAGGGCTTGCCGGATTTCTCGCTTCAATTCGCTGATCGTCAATTCTGCGATGTTGACATTCTGCGCCGATTGCAGCGGCTCAAGCCCACGACTGCCCGGCGCGCGCGGGATAAGCTCGCGGGGGACAAGCTGAATCGTGTCCGGGTTAACCGTGCCATCATCATCGTACTGCCACATCCCGCCAATAGAAATCTCCGCCCCCTCAAGCAAGAATTGCTGGGCGAGGTTTAGGACGCGGATGGCCGGCAGGGCATTAAACAACGGCCCCGCGCCATAGGCGCTATTGCCGGACACGGACCAACGGAAAGCGATGAGCGGGTTCGACCCTTCTCCCTTGAAGACCGTCTCTTCCATGATATGCCGCCCCTTGAGAAGGATAAGAGAACGATTATGCGCCTCCGCCGACCTCTCGGAATAATCCCGACTTACAATCTCAAGTATTTCATGCTTGTCTTCAGGTTTATCGCGGATTACATCAATAACTCCGTCCGGCAGAGACGCGTTCGGCCACAACGCTTTTATCAAGCGGCCTTCAACGTGGTGCATACGGTAAAAACGATCAACGTAACCAAAAGGCCCTGACTGTAGGATTATGTCTGTCTGCGGGATAGCGGTAAAATGCAAGGGCCGTTCCGGCGTCCCCTTGTCAACCGACATAACAGCCGTCCCGACTGCGACATCGAGCATGGATTCGTATGACTGGTTTTCAAAATTCGATCTGTTATGCAGGATGTCAAAGAATAAATTTACAATCTCATCAAGACCCCGGTCTACATCCTCCCTTTGATCTGGGGGGACTGCGGAACCCGACCTTAATTCCGTCCATTTTTGGTGCGGCGGCATGATATAAGACTGAAGCTGCGATGCAAATTCCGGAAGAGCGTCAACAGCCGTCATATCGAATAACATGTTAAAATTGTCTTCAGGGCTTCGATCGGTGAAGCCTTTCCGCCCCGGCAAGGCGTACGTATAGCAATCATCCCATACCGTGTGAAAGCTCTCCCACTCAGACTTCGCGGCCTCGAACTGCTTGATCAGCGCCCCGGCCTTCTTCTCCATAACCTCTTCGCCGTCCATGCTACCCGCCAATCGTTTGATTGTTGCCGATGATAAAGCCACGCGAGCCATTCATTTGCAGGGAATTGCGCCCATAAAGCCCGGCGCGACGTCGGCGCTCATCTTCCTGCTGCGCTCTATTTAACTCTTCCGTCTTAACCCTGAGGCGCTTTTCTTCTCGCTCACGGGATAAGGCGATGTTGGGGTCAACTTCCTGCTTTGGGGCTGAAACTTTCATCCTCAATATCCTCTATGTAATCCTGGCCCCCGTTCGATTTCAGCCACTTGAAAAGCTGATAAGGGGTCAGGGACCGGCAATCCTTTAATCCAAGCAAATGCTTTATGACAGAAACGCACGACATAACGCAACGCACAGAAAGCTTGGCGTTGTACCGGCTGCGGAACTTAACAAACTTACAGCCGGTTTCCGTCCAAACCGCCACATGGCGCGCGAGCTGGCTCGTTGTGAATAAACGAATATCTGTCCGGCCGGATGTATGTTCAAACACCATCCAGACCTTCATCTTCGGGTAATAGGTAAAGGCGAAGCAATGCCGGAACCCCCTTTTAAGGACGCGGCTTACATTGTTATAATTCTGGTCAGTGAAGCAGATAATCCAACTGTCAGAATGATCTCCAAGCAATTCTAAATTCATCTCGCCCCGACCCGTCTTGTGTTCCGGCGCTGCATAACCGAACCGTGCCTCTGCATCACCGTGGTATTCTGCCGCGCAACGGTTGGTTTTGCGTGCCCCATCGTTGTGACCAGAGTCCTCCCGTCGCCGCCGCCAAGCACAAGATATTGCAATGCGTCATGAGGATGAGAATATTTGTTCTTGTCAGGGGAGTCCGCGAACCTCGCCCCACCAGAAACCTGAATTTTACGGTAATGATACCCGCGCAGAAAACCGGCCCTGAGGTTCACGCAGGCGGGAGATAACAAAAAGGCGGGCTTTCCGTCCACCATAGAGTTCAGGCTATTCCGCACGGCCTCGGTCCGAATGATAAAATCATTATTCCCCGGCGCCGGGAGCGCGTTGATCCCCTCGGCCCTTAAAATCTGGAATGGCGTCGTCTCATCGGTTTGCGCCCGCTGGTCGCCTGCGGGGTCGCCATATATACGGAACCGCGCCCCCGGGAAAAAATCCTGCCCGACACGCTTAATCTCGTCGGCAAGTCTTTTCGCGCCCATGTCGCGGGCGCAAATCTCGCGCTGAATCAGCCATCGACCATGCAGCTTCTGGCCGAATATCGCCGCCGGGGTAAGGCCAAAGTCGATCCCGACATAAACATCATGCCCCTCGATAAATTTAATATCATCTTTAGCGACATGGACATCCTCTTTGAACTCGGGGTAGACAACCTTGCCGTCCTGAACCGTCCCTATTTTGTTTTGCACATAAACCTTGATAAATGACCGATCCTTACCCTGAATCATATTGGTGTAATAATCGTCAACGACATATTTGCCGTTCTCTCGATCAGGGTTAACCTCATAGCCAATCAACTGCCCACGCTCATCGAGGACGTCCAGCATCCCGGGCGGCTGGGTAAAGAATGCCCAATTGGTCGGCTTCTTCAGTGTCAACAGGTCATCTTCTGTCATGTGGTCTGGCGGTGGGGCCTCGCCCGACATGATCGGCCACCAATGATCTTCCGGCATACTGTTTGTATCCATAATGACGCCGTACCATGTAGCCCCCCCGTCTTTCAGACTCGGGAAGCGGCCAACGCGGGATGTTGTCGCGTCAACAATTACCTTACTGATCTCACGGGCCTCATTTACCCACACGCCCGTAAGCTCAAGCGACAAGAGCTTCTTGACATCCTCATCCCGGTCAAGGGCAAGGAAGATAACCTCCAACTCGACATCGCCAAAAGAAACGTTATGCGTATACGGCGGCGTCCAGTTGAACTTCCCGAAGATATTTTCCGGCATCCAGTCCAGCCACGTCTTGATCGTCGTGTTTTTCAATTCGGGGAACGTATTACGCACAACAGCCCATCTGGACCGCCGCTTACCACTCGGGTCGGGGGCCTGCGAGGCCGCTCGGCGCACGATCTCAATGCAGCAGCACACAGACTTCCCTGAACCGACCGGCCCACGAAGCCCACGAACAAAACTATCATCCTTCATGAACGACTTGGCGACGCCACCGTCCGGCTTATAATTCAGGGCGTATCCCACGCGGGGTTATTCCTCGCTCTCACGGCGCTTCTTCGCGGCGTTCGCCTTCCGGGTGATCGCGGCCCTTTTTTGCGGGGACAACTTCTCAAGCTTTCCCGCAGGCACAGCAGGAGCATCTGGCTGGAACGGCGGCTCATCAATGGATGGCGCTGCCTCAGCCACGGGGTTATCGTTCGCGGGGGTCAATTCATCACCGGTCGCGCCGTCGAACGCCCTCACGTCAAAATCATCTTCCGCAGCGCCGCTGGCAGGACTCGGCCCGTCAGTATGGTGCATGTGTTCGATTTGGAATTGACGTATCTCCGAAAGAAGCGCAACAGCGTCCGCCTCAAGACCAGCCCGCTTAACATGGCCTATCATCTGCCAAGGCCCTGTCTTGCGCATCTCGCCGATCCGCCGTGCAACCATAGCAACCAAAGGGGCGTATTCCTCAGAATTAAACATATCCGTCTCCATTTACACAAATCATATGGCGGAAGAAGAGGGATTCGAACCCCCACACCCTTTCGGGTACTCTGTTTTCAAAACAGCCGCC